TTCTTACTTTGTGCCCAAGGGCATACTGTATGATTCTATCAAAAAAAACAGGAACTGTCACGAACTATGGTATAAGAATTTTGTGTTTACAATTGATTTCCGTTGCTTATCAATGGTTTGTTTTTTTGCATATTTTCTTTAAAATCATTTCCGTTGATTTCCGTCATTTTTTTAAATCGTATTCATCTTCGTATTCATTTTTATACCAGATTTGCCCGCATAGTTGAGAAGGTTACAATTTAGTTCTAATAGTTTACATTGGAGGGTGTCCCCTCCAACTCCCCGACCTCTGGACAAGGTCTATTTTTTTTTGAAAAAATTTAAAAAAACTTCATCAAAACGCTTGACTTTCTCGGTGTACCGTGATATAATATAATCAAGATAAGGAAAGGAGGTGAGGAAGTTGAACAAAGAAGATTGGCTTAGGTTACTTGAAAAGGCGATAGATAATATCCCTGAAACGGTAACTGCTATAGCAAGTCTGGTGACTGCAATAACAGTCGCAAGGCAAAACAAAAAGCGTAAACCCGAATCCCGCAAAAGAAAAAGGTAAACGCTAAGAGGTGGGGGCGAAAGCCCCTCACACCTCTATTTTATCAAATGAAAAGAGGAAAAGCAATGGTTAGTGCAATAGCTATTTTTATAATTGCAATCAATGTATATATCTATCTAAAAAATAAAAAGGACAAATAATATGAGAAAAGTTATTCAAGAATTATTGGACAGCCCGATGTCTACATCTGCTATTTCGCAAGGCGCTGGAGTTCCGTGGACTACTGTTTCTGACCTCAGAAAAGGAAAAACAAGCATGGACAAAATGGCACTTCTCACAGCAGAAAAACTTTATGAATTTGCTACAGCTGATAAGCAGTGATTTCTGTCACTGCTTTTATTATGCAAACAAAAAAACCGCAAGCCTAAGCCTGCGAGTCATTAAGAAGAAAAATAGAATCTCCTTTCTTTATTTAAAATTTATTTTGTGGTGATAAGTCCATCAGGTAATACATCAAATGCTGGTTTATCTGAACGACTGCCATCCTCGTTGACATAGTACCAGCCGCCTTCGACTTTAACAAGTTCTTTTGAAGACATTTCGCCGTTCTCTTCATTGAGATGGTATAGTTTGTCCTTGTATTGAACCCAGCCAGTGACCATTGCTCCTGAAGCATCAAGATAGTACCATTTACCATTCACAAGAACCCAACCAACGGCCATTGCGCCGTTTTCTTTGAGGTAGTACCATTTTCCATCATCCTTCAACCATCGAGAAGCTATTGAATAACCTCTCTCATTGAAGTAGTACCAGGTACCATCGATCTTTTCCCATTCTTCTTTTGGATAAGAGCCGTCAGGGTATTCATACCACCATCCAGTAGTATTTCTTTTCCATTTGGGCTTGGCTTCTTCATCATCTAGTAAAACAATGTTCTTGTCGTACGGATTTGAAGAGTATTGCCACCATCGGATACCATCCATAGATGGGAAGTATTCAAAATCAGCATTTCCATCGTTTAGCCCATAGCCTGCAATCCAAAGGCTATTTGGAAATTTCGCAAGAATCTGCTCATAATAGATATTATTGAGCGTGAATGGCTTGTAGCTGTAATAGATTGGCTCGTAGCCATTCTCTTTGAGGATTTCCATGAAGCGAATACAAGCATCTGTATTTGCCTGTTTATCTCCGCTAGCGTGATCTTCGTAGTCAAGACACAAGTATTTTACTTTTTGAGGTACATTATCAAGGAAGTAGCGTGCCTCTCTTTCCGCTTCTTCCACGTCTCCACCAAACCAAGCGAAATGATAGAAACCGATAGGAGTTGACTGCTCCACTTGATCAGAGAGGTAAGGGTTTAGATAGCTTGTACTTTCTGAAATTTTGATGATGGTGTTTGTTGTCCCCATCTGCTCCAAAATCCCTGTAATATCGTATCCATTGTGGCTAGATACATCGATGAATAAGTCGTTTTTCTTCATTGTCCCCTCCTAGTCCTCACTTGGCTCATGATAGTCAAGAGCACGGTTACTGTCAGAAATTCCTGCTGTTGTCGGATCGTTGACAACTCCAATCAGTACGAGGATGTAAACGAATGTATTCACACCATCTTGAATGTTTTTAGGAATTTCAAGGCCGAACTGCTGAGACATCAGGAAGATTGCCCCAAGAAGAGCAATGAGGGTTGCTTTATTTTGAAAGCGTAGTTTCCAATTAATCATTTTGTATTTCTCCTTTTATTTTACTGTTGTTTGTTTTGAATCAAGTTTTTAAGCTCTCTTACGTCCTCGCCAAGCGATTTGACTTGCTCAGCTAGAACCAAGATTGCCTTGTTTTGTTCGTCATGATTGTCAAGCCGTTTGTTGGCCGATTTTTTGAACTCATTTAAATTCTCGATGTCTTTCTCTAAAATCGTTAGGCGATTTTCCTGTTTGGTAGCCTTATCTTTCATCGAAAAATAAAGACCAATCACAGGGATAAGGGTGATGAAAATCTGTACGAGAAATCGTTCATATCCTGGCATAGATACCTCCTATTCCTTCCCTTCAAATTTCCAAGCGACACCCGTTCCGTTTTGTTCCAAAGTACCATTTGTCACAAATACGCTGACAGGCTCGCCGTTGTATGTGAATTCCTTGTTAAGCTGCACAAGGATGCGCTTGCCTTCACCGTTGACCTCTACGTGTTCAGGGTCTTCAATGGTAATCAGGTCATGTGGTAAGTAGGTCTTACCAACTTCAGCTAGTGGAATCAACTCAACCAGCTCTTTGTAGGTCGTTCCATAGCCAATATTCTTGCTCATGACAGAGTTCAAAACAAGAACATGAATGACCTTCTGATTCATCTTCGAATTCTCTTCGGTCTGCTTAATAAGAGCTGCAAGCTTGTTCTGTTCAGTCTCATTTTGCGCAATCTTCTGATTAGCCTGTTCAAGCTGCGCTTGTGTTTGAACGATTGCACTTGCTGGGTCTAATTCAGCTTTTACAACATCAAGCACCGCTTGGATAAGCACTTCTTGACTTTCATGCGTGCGGTCTCCAGTCAAGCCTGCTTGCTCGTAGCTATAACGTTGGCCGTGTTCTTTCTTGATTGTCACGATTGTGACATTTTCTGGTTGACGGTAGTAAGGGTTATTTGCTAATTCGTATGTTTGTGTCATGTTTTATTCTCCTTTTTGCATTTTAGCTTTAGTTTCTTCGAAAAGTTCTTTAAGTGCTTGGTCGTATTCCAAGACCTCGTTCATTACTTGTAATTCGCTTGTTGCGAGTTGATAAAACGCCTCATTTTGAGCCGATTCCAATTCACTTTTGGTCAATTTAGTTGCTAGTGATTGTAACACTAGCTGATTGATTGCTTCATTCATGCTAATTTCTCCAATTTTTGATTAAGTTCTTGAATGGCCTTAATTAAATAAGGCACGAGTTCAAATGTGCGATACGAGTATGCACCGTCAGGATTCTCAAAAAATGCTTCAGGAGCGTACTTCTGAACATCCTGCGCCATAATACCGCAAGAAATGTCCTCGATTTTTCCATCGTATTCTTTGCGATAGCTGTACGTCTTCAGGTTTTTAACTACATCGAGACCTGAGACTGTACTAGCTTCGATATTATGCTTGTAACGACGGTCTGATATTTCTTTATTCATCGGGATCCAGTCGTATCCTGAACCGCTGTAATAGAGGTAAAGATAGTTATTCGAAGGCTCAAAATTTGAGTACTTAGACGAGTGAATCCAGTAGCCAGATTTTCCTGAGTTCTCATTGTTGTAGTAAATGTGACCAGTTACGCGGAGATTCCCATGGATGACTGGCGTGTTCCAAAATTCGGCTGTATTATAGCAATACATTTTGCCGTTATTTTTCACGTACCATGCATCGTCTCCAGGATACCCCCAATTGTTGCCCCAGTTGACCCACAAAGCCGTCTGTGACCATTGGCCAGTCCCGTTACTCATACCGACCGAAAATTGGTTTTGTCCAGTGATCCAGTACACCGACGAATCTTTCTCATGTGTACCAATCTGGAATCCACCAATCCGCCCTCTATAACCTTCGAGCAAAGTCGCAGTAACAACGACAGACCTTAATTTGTTGATAAAGGCTTCCTTAGCAGCAAGCGTATCTGTGAAGATGTTACTTGCCACTAGCTTGTTAGCAAATGCTTGGTCCATTCTCACTTTATCAGCCGTAACAGCT